CTCGTGTAAAAGACCCAACGTAAATACATCTTGATCATTGGCTGCTTTGAGCAGCGTCTTGGCACCGCGCTGCAACCGTCCATCCTCACTGGAGATGTGGGCATACAGGTTTTGTGCTTCGCTCAAACTGATCTCCCGGTTGTGGCCCGTGGTGAGGTGCGTCCAGGAAGCGATTGCGTTGCGAACCTTTTTGGATAGGGAAGGGTTGTTGAAGCGTTCAAAGAAATACCCCTGCGTTTTTAGGTACGCGCCTATATCGTTCAGCATGTAGTTTGCCTGGGCCAGTATAAGCCATTGATTATCAAAGTCTATTCTGTAGTGGTCGTGAACGAAACGAACACTTCCCTGCGCGTCACGGGGCGACCATTCTTTTTTCTGCCGACGGCGTATGCGGCTAGAAACGCGGTCAGCTACGTTCCAGACGGAGATGGGCACACGGTAGGATTGAGTGAGAACCTCAGAGGCACCTTCAAGTCCGATGAAGCGGTTGATGTCTGCGCCAGCCCAGCCGAAGATTCCCTGGTCATCGTCACCCGCCACATACATCCTCTCGCACTTTTCGTTGAGGAGGAAGGCGACTCTCCATTGCAGGGGCGTTAGGTCCTGGGCTTCGTCCAGAAATACCACCTTCAGCTTTGGAATCAGGGCTTCGTTTTCGGAGAGGCCGACGAGCATGTCGGTGAAATCTTTCAGACCGTCTTGCTTTTTGAACTTTTCGTACTCCGAGAAAATATGTTTGAAATGGTAGGAGGTCACGTCAAGGTTCATTTGGTTGTACGCCCACACAGGTCCGTTTTCCGTGGTGCGTGCCAAGTCAATCGCTCTCATAATCGGATGATTGCTGCGGAAGGTGAGAAAGCCCTCGTCTTCCAGAGCCGTCACACTTTCTGTGAGGTTCACGCCGACGATGCCGCTGAACTCTTTTAGATGCGCTTCCTTCAGGACTTCCGCGCTGCTGATGCCCAGAAGTTGAAAGGCGAGCGAGTGGAGAGTGCGGAAGAAAACAAAATCCTTGTCGGGATCCAAATTGAACCGTGCGACGGCCCGGTCCCGTGCTTCATGGGCGGCTTTCCGGGTGAAGGCAAAGTAGCCTATCTGGTTTGGCGCGGTGCCACCCGACAGCAACTCCTCTACGTGATTGAGCAGCGTCGTGGTTTTACCGGTGCCTGGGGGGCCAAAATACCTAAACATTTTTTTTCACCAGCACGGCGTCTAGCTCGTAGCCGAGTACCGCGAGCAAGCGTTCGACCTTGTAGATGGAAAGCTGCCTGGGTTCCAGGGTGTTTTCGTAATCAGCAATGGTGCGCTGGCTTATCCGGGTTTTCCTCGATAAAACGCGCTGGGTCAATCCAGCATCGGCTCGTATTTCGCGGAGCAAAACCGACCAGTGGTTTGGGAGCGGCTTCTTGGGTTCCGGGGTAACTTCTACCGACTCTTCTGGCAGCTTGAAATAATGCTTCGCGCACAGAAAGGTCTTGTCTATTTCAACGGCGGCTTTGGTGTCGCAGAAATCACAGGTTTTATTTTCGAACATCAGAACGGAACATCCCCCTTGTTGTCGAATTTAGAGGCAAATTCATCTTCAATGGGTTCAAACGCGGGGATGGACCAGCACCGGATGGGTCTTCCATTAATGCTGAGTTGCTCGGATAGGCCATCGATGTCGCGCAGCCGTTGGGCAATTTTGTTGGACCTGTAGTCGGTAAACTTTTGTCGTTTTAAGAAAGCTTCCAGATCCTTCAGGCGGAAGTAGGTTCGGTTGTTGGATTCGTTGGTCCATGGACGCCGGAGAAGTATTTCTTCTCTATCCAGCGCGGCTTGCATGTGCGTGGTGAACTCTTCAAGTAGCTCATAGAATTGCCCCCGGATGGAGGTATCCTCTGAGGTATGGATGATTGCACCTTCCGTCTCCACCATCGTCGCGAGGAGCGTATTCATTTGGGCTTCCCAGGCTTGTCGCGTTATGGTGCGAGGCATCTGGTTGATCTGTTCCATGCACAGGATCTGAAACTTTGGCTGGCGCTGAAGAGCTTCGGTGTCCAGTTCTACGGGACTCCCGTTGACATCGAGGAACCATAGCGGGGGTTCACTGTCATACTTTCGGAGATTAGCAATTCGCGGAGTGTTGGCGTCACCACCCACGCCGTAGCGGCGGCTCCGGCATAAATCGCGGTTGCAAAAATTGCAGATGGGCTGGTCCGCGCACTTGTACTGGTAGTCCTTTTTTCGTATCTGCTCCGCGACGACGTTAACCTCCTTGAGGTCAAGCGGCGGTTCAAGCACAGCTTGATTGTATTCGAGGATTTTTGTTTCCCAATCATTCGGGAAGGCTTTTCTTAGATAGACGCCCAGGTTGAACAGGCCGTTGTTCCGGGTTCCCTCTGGGAAGCCCTGGCGCAATAAAATTTGCAGACAGGGGGGGCCGTTTTTGAGGCGCTCGTCTATTTCGACGGTTTCTTTTTCGAGGAGGCCGTTTAACTCTTCCGCCGTGATGGAGGCGGCTTCCGCCATTTCTACAAATTCTTCTAATGTCGCTGCCGCGCCATCCAGCTTGAAGGCGTAGCGCAACCCGTCCTCGTGGTTGAAATAGGGGAGGTTTAAAAAGTTCCCGATGTCGCCCCGTTCCAGTACCAATACAATCTGCTTGGGGAAAATCTCGGTCCCGGCGGCGCAACCGATTTCACTGGCTAATTCTTTCAGCTTGTTTTGCAGTGTCTCGGCTGGGACGGCTTCTTTGAGAAAGAGATAAACGTGACCACCACCGGACTTGCTCCGGCAGACTACGAGCGGGAGTTTTTGACGGTGGATGGTTTTTACAATGGCCGCGTGGTCAAGGGGGTATTGGTCAATGTCAATCGCCCCCCAGAAGCAAGAATTCTTCTCGTTGATGGGGATGATCCCCACTCCCTGCTCGCCGGATAGGTGCTTCTCAAAGGTAGCCAGACTTCGTTTTGCACGAACGAGTCTGGCCCTTCCTTTGTGTTTTCCGCTTGGTTCTTTACCCGTGATGTCGAAGGTGCCGTAGGCAGTTTCTAATCCACGGAAAAGCAACGCGAAGCGTCGGATAAGTTCCTTGTCCATAGTGTGCAAAAGGGAACAATCCCCCTAAGACTAAAAAGGAACGTTGTCAGATTCAGTGGTGTCTTCTTCGCGGCTATGTCGGACCCTTATCTGTCCCTCGTTAATAGATTCCGCGAACAATTTGGCCTCCTGATAGAGTGCAATATCTTCTATCAAAGATTCCTTTGAGATTTCCCAACCGTGCCAGGATCCGTTCTTGTTTTCCTCTGGCGTACTTTTCAGTAGCCAAATGTGGGCGAACCTTGCAGGGGTGAAAAGGTTTCCGCTTGTGTCCTTCATTTTGAGGGCTTTCAAGGCGCTGTTCCATTGCTTCGATTTCTTGAACTGAGTCGCCTTCATGGAAATGAGAGCCTGTTGCGTGAAGTCGTTGTCATCAATCACCAGCACGTAATGCTGGGCCGTGCGCTCAATGTAGCGACCGTTTCCATCGACCACATAGTCCTTGTTGTCTTCACCGCGCTGGGTCTCGGGCATTTCCGCACCCGCCGCGTAAATTTTATGCGGCGCTCCAGAGCCGGTGCCACGGGGTTCCCACTCGATATACTGGAGGTGGTAGGCGCAATTGATTACCCTGACCCCCGTCTTTCCGGACACACCTTCCTTGGTCACGGTGTTGAAGATATCCCCCGCGCGAACATCCAAATCGTCCAGTTCCGGCGACATCTTTTGCAACACCTTCAGAAACGGTATTGCCAAGTCTTCCGTCTGCAAGTCATGTACGCCTATTCCGGCATCCGCCAGAAACATATCGTTGATGATTGCGGGGAGTTTTGCTTTACCGTTCCCTTTGCGCTTCTTAACTGCTTGTGACTTAGCCATGATTATTTTCCTCTCTTGATTTTTGCTCGTTGCGAAATGTATGCGCCAAATAGATCCATCGGGATGGTTTGACCCGTTTCGACTTTTTCCCGAAGCCATCCCTTCAGGGTCATGGGTTCTATCTTCTCGGCTTGTTGAGGCGTAAAACCCTGGTCATCACACATGACCATGAAGGCTTGGGCATCTAGATCCTCGCCCTTGGCGAATGTGACGGTGACGTTGTTTTTGATGATGTCGCCGTCGCCGTGCTGGCGGAGCCAGTCATAGGCTTCGGCTAACCGGTCTCTCGGAATACTTGCCCCATAGATGGGGTTGACAGAAATTTCGCTGCCATCCTTCATCACCACTTTTTCAAGGTTTAGGTCTTCCAGAGCATCGGGGAGTAGCTCGTCCGTTACTTTACGAAGAGCCTTTTTGGCGTCTATCAGATCTTTTTCCTGGCGAGCAACCTTTTCCTGTAAGCCGCTCGCCTCATTGGCGAGGCGAGCAACCTTGTCCAGCTTGCTATCGTCCAGGTTGTCGATTTGATCGGAACGGGCGCTTGAATCCTGCGCCATTTGCGATAGGATATCTGTCACGCTTTTCTCCTTTCATTGTTCGTTGTTCGTTTTTCGGCGGTTGACTTAACCGTCGATCAAGCTTATATATAACTTTACAGGATAATGCAAGACAAAAAATACATTTTCTTTTCAGCGCCTTACGCGCACCAGCGAGAAGCCTTCGCGGTGAGCGCGGACGTGCAGAGCTTTGCGCTGCTTCTCGACATGGGAACCGGGAAAACGAAAGTCACCCTCGACACGGTAGGATACTTGTCCGAGAAGGATGCCGTTGAACTTGTTCTGGTGGTCGCTCCGAAAGGCGTGATCGCTAACTGGATACCAGAGATCGAGGCGCACTTACCCCCGCGCATTGAGCGGGAAATCGTCCTGTGGAACCCCAGTCTGAGCCAGAAGCACCGCGACGAATTGAACGAACTGCACGTAAAGAGCAGCGCACTGAAATTCCTCCTCATGAACGTAGAAGCTTTTAGCAGCCAGAAAGGCGTGGATGTTGCGAAGCTGTTCGTCGCCCGGTTCAAAACCTTCATGGTGATAGATGAGAGCACGACCATAAAGAACAGAAGGGCTAAGCGCACGAAAGCACTCTGTGCCGTGGGACAGGATGCGGTATACAGGCGTATTCTGACAGGCTCCCCGGTCACTCGTTCCCCCCTCGATCTGTTTTCACAAATGGCCTTTCTGGATCCTGGCATTTTAGGCTTCTCCTCTTACTATGCATTCCAGAGTCGGTACAGCATCGTGCAGCGGCGGACCATGGGAGCGCACAGCTTCAATCAGGTGGTAGGGTTCCGGCGGTTGGACGAGTTGACCGCCAAACTTTCAGAGCATTCTTATCGGGTGAGGAAAGAAGACTGCCTGGATCTTCCTGACAAGGTATACACGAAGAGGGAGGTGGCGCTTACCCCGGAACAGAAACGGGCCTACCAGCAAATGAAAAAGTTGGCTCTGGCTCGCTTGGACAGTGGGGAATTGTCTACCACGAAAAACGTGCTCACACAGATCATGCGACTTCAGCAGATATGCTGCGGAAACCTGACCGACGACGATGGCGAGATACACTCCCTGCCGTCAAACCGGATCAAGGAGCTAATGGATTTGTGTGAGGAAGTTCAGGGCAAAGCAATCATATGGGCGACATGGACGCGCGACATTCGCTCGATTGCTACGGCCCTGCGAGACCGCTACGACGTACAAGCGGTCTCAACGCTCCACGGGGAAACCCCTTATTCTGAGCGCCAGAAGATCGTGGAAAACTTCCAGGATCGGCAATCGGGATTACGTTTCCTCGTGGGGCACCCTAAAACAGGAGGATACGGTCTGACGCTGACGGCAGCCAGCACGGTCATATATTACAGCAACAGCTATGATCTGGAACTGCGAGTGCAGAGCGAGGACCGCGCCCACCGTATCGGCCAGATAAACAAGGTAACTTACGTGGATCTTATATCCCCCGGTACGATTGACGAGAAGATCGTCCGGTCTCTCCGCGCAAAGATTAATGTGGCAGATCAGATATTGGGGGAGGAGGCTCGAAAATGGCTACTGTAGCAATGGAGTGGCGCGATTCAATTATTCCTGATTACGAAGTATCAGAATACGGCGACCTTCGTCTACTAAAAAACAAATCCAACTTATTGGCCGGGAAAATTCTGAAAGGCCGGATTAAACCCGAGGGGTATCGAGAATACCATGTCCATGCTGACGGTATTCGGGCATACTTCTCCGCTCACCGTTTGGTTTTGTCCGCGTTCATCGGGCCGCCGCCGACACCACAGCACCAATGCGCCCACTGGGACGGTGATCCAACCAACAATCATTACACCAACTTACGCTGGGCTACACCCTCAGAGAATTCGGCGGACAGGGTGCGCCATGGTCGCCATCTGACGGGACACCG